AAGTACTTAGCAAAGTACAAGATAATAGCGTCCGTGCCTAACTCCTTATGCAGTCGTGATGTAATTAACAAGGTAAATGGATGAGAAGCTGATTGATAGGGATTAGCTCCCGGTGAGGATTTCAGAATAGGACCCATAGTAATACCATGGCTCGTAATCCGATTTCCAGCTAGTTTGTTTATTAGTCGTGCGAACTCTGGAGCAGCATCAAAGACGCCTTGATAGACGTCTCTGAGAGACTGATTTCCAGAAAATGCATTCGTAATAGACTCTAGCTTGATCTTACCAGGAAACTCCAGGATCCGATAAAGATTAAATATCGTTAGATAAAATCTCATAAGATCCGTGTTTCCCTTAGCAATAAGCACTCGGTCTTGATTACATATCAATCGAGGCAAACCACCGCGACCACGTGATACACGGGTATTTAAACCCGACATATCATGTAGTCTAAATTCTGCAATACTTTGTTGCATTATTACGGTAGTAGCCTTTAGAGATATAACTAGACCTTTCATACCTTGATGTTTATATAGTACAGAAAACTTATAAACAAGTTTACAAATAATACTTAAACGGAATTTGGTTGTCCCAAGACCAATGGCTGGCAACATTCTTGCGAATGTCGTAACCATTAGCCCCTTCGCTTTTACGCGAAAGCTGTCATTTAAAAGTTTACGTGTTATAAACGCCATACCGGAAATTCTATTTCTCGATATCTCTTTCATTAATAATAGATTTCTATTCATTTTTGTAAGTGATGTTGATATTTAATCGATGGTATGCGCCCGGTTCAGTTATTTCTAACCATACGGTCCCCAGATGGCTTACTTCGGCATTTGCCGTTGTAACCAAAGGATCCTTTATTTATAACATGAAGCCTTTAAATCTTCGGTTTCCTCGTTTCCGAGGGCCGCAGACACTCCGTTAAGAGTACAGGGTTAACTGTTTAAAGGTCCTGCAGAATATCGGGAATAAACCCCCCAACATCTACAGGTCTCTGATCAACTAACTTAACTCATTTCCTTTCCTTGGTCCTCTGTTCTACAGGGTCCTAAAGGAGACTAGGAGCACTCATTTTATTGAGTCTGGTATGGTGGCCAGGATGGTTTGCACCCATCTTTACGTCGTCTACCGATAGTTCTTATAGAATTACCGACTGCAATTCCAGTAATGGACGGTAAGCAGCTGATTAACAAACTCTTTAGGGAACGCCTAAATATACACGCATGGTGCACATCTAAGTGCTGACTGAGGGAGAATTTTCCTCAGTTCATAATGCTCGTCAGAGCAT